CTGAGGCATTTGCAATGGGACATACTAGTGTAGCTGCAGGACATGGAGTACAAGCTATGGGGTATGAAGCATATGCAGGTATTGCAGGTGATCCCGAAAATAACCATAGGGGTAACACAGCCATGGGATATTGCGTATTCGCTTCAGGTAGTTCTTCTACAGTATTTGGTTCAAATAACTATGCTATAGGAAACTGTTCAAACGTTTTAGGCGGGTTTAATAATAAAGCATGTGCATCATGGTCTTCTATCGCAGGAGGAAATGGTAATAGAATTGATGCAAATGCATTAACTTCATTTATAGGAGCAGGAAGTGGTAATATAATATCTAGCTCAGCAGTCTGTAGTGGTATAGTTGCAGGACATAATAACTGTATTCTAGAAGATGATAGTTTTATTGGAGGAGGTAATGGAAATATAGTAGCAACTTCCGGAAATGCACAAGGTTGGGCCACGATTGGAGGTGGTCAATTTAACTGCACTGGGTGTGGCGGAGCTACAGTAGCTGGTGGAGCGCAAAATGATGCTTTAGGGTGTTTATCCTTTGTAGGTGGTGGTTTTTCTAATATTAATAATGCCTGCTACGGAGTAATAGTAGGAGGATGTAAAAACAATATTTCTTCTTTAATACATAGATCTTCTATTTTAGGAGGTGAACAAAACACAGTATCAGGAAGCTACTCTTCAATAGTTGGAGGTGATAGTAACTGTGTAACCGGAGATTTCTCTTCAATTATAGGTGGTGCTTTAAATGTATTAACTCATGATAAGTCATTTATCGTTGGTTCTAATATTACATCTACACAAGATTGCACTACATTTGTAAATAATTTAAATGTAGAGGGAACAGTTTCTAGTTCTATATTTAGTGGTTCTTATGTGGGTGATGGTAGTGGTTTAACCAACTTAAACATTACAAGTAATATAACTACATTTAATGATAACATTAGGTATGAAGCTTATAATTCAACCCAAGTTATTGAAATATTATCAACAGGAACAATTTATAGTGGTTTAGATTGGACTCGTTCTTCTACTACATTAACAATTTCTTCTCCTTCACATGGTTTATCTAATGGAGATTATGTTATTATTAGAAACATGAGCGAAGATTATTCTTACTTAGCAGTTTCAAATGCTACAACAGACACATTTGATGTAACCGTAGCAGCTTCTGGAGCAGCGGAAGGTTCATTAGGTGCCTATATCCCCGCTGCAAGAGTAACTTCTGTAACAGAAGCAGGCGCTACAATAATTTCCCCAACAGTGGGTAATATCCAAATCCAATCCATTAAAGTAATTACAGGTGTTAAATCCACTACAGCATTTGCTTTAACAATGCCTTCTAGTATAGATAATGGAGCAGGAGCAAATAGTAGTTTAACTAATATGAACCCACCTTTAGTATCCTCTTATAGATTAGATACAGGAGGGTTTAATGCAAGTGCTACCATGGTTTTAAACACTACAAGTAATTTTAACGTATTTAATGTTAGCAACTTAATAAACTTAAAGAATAACTTAATTAGATTTACATTCTAATATGGCACATGAGCAAGCTTTCTATGGTAGATTATCATCTTTATCCCCAGTCAACGAAAATATAGTTGTTACAACAGGGGATTTTACTAATGGGTCTGATGAATTTACAATTGCTGATCCATTCTTTGTAAGAGAAGGTCAAACAGTTACTTATGTTGATTCCCAATTTACAGGAACTGTTACTATTACAAATATAGTAGGATCTACTATTACAGTTGATCAAACAGCAAATGCTAATGCTTCTAGTGGCCAAACTATAGGTTTAAACACCCCTTCAGGTACATATTTATTTGAATCCGCTTCTTTTATTGACCCCCAAAACATAAAAACTGTAGAAGATATTACAGGAAGCCAAGATTCAGAGTTTAGTGCAGGAGATACTGTTTATAATTTAATAGGGCAAGCTGCCAATAGTATAGGAAATGCTATAGTAGGTAGATTTCATTTATATACTATTACTGAAGTTGTTCATAGAGGTGAAACCCCACCAAAACTTTCTGCTTTTGTTAAATGGGGGGAAGATAATACAGAAACTTCTTCTGGGGATAAATTATTACAAACTGCAGGGCAAGATTTACCTATTGTAAGTCTCTCAGTTACAAATAATATGGCCCCTATCTATAGTACAGATTTGACTGATATGATATCTACTCCAGGAGCAGATGTAGCAGGATATCAAATAGCATTAAATTCAGTTATAGATAAATTTATTACTGCTAGCATTAGCGAAGATACTTTCCCATATACTGGATCAGCTATTATTTCTGGTAGTTTAGGAGTAACAGGTAGTGTAACATTTTTAACAGATGCAGGAAATACCCAAGATATATTTTTAATTAAAGGTAATACTGCAGATAAGGGTACAATAAGAGCAAACTCAGAAGGTATACTCCAACTAAGATGGAGTGGATCTTCTGAACCAACAGCAATAGAAGGAGGAATATATTATTCTTCTTCCGCATTCTATATAGGAACATAAAAAATACATATTTATAATAAAACACAAAATAAATGGCAACTTGGAAAAAAATATCGGTATCCGGATCTAACATATCCCAATTTAACAATGATTCAGGATATTTAACTTCAGTAACAGCACAGCATGCTTTTACAACTGCATCCTTTAATGGGACAAATTTATTAGCAGATAGTGCTAATGGGACTTTAAATTTCACCTCAGGTTCAGGTGGTGAAGCTGGTCTTTTAATAACAGCAACAGCTGGAACTGATACACTAGACTTTAGTTTAGGTACTGCCTCTGTACCCAATGCTGCTTTAGTAAATGATGGTATAACATTTGGTAGTGCTGATATTTCCTTAGGAGATACAGTAACCCAATTATCATTAACAGGATTTACAGGTTCTTTATCTGCAACCTCAGTTTTAGCAGATGGTGTAACAGCTACTACTCAAACCTCAGGTGATAATTCAACAAAAGTAGCTACAACCGCTTATGTTGATGCCGTAGCAACAGCTGCTGATCTTGATTTAGTAGGTGATGGAACTACAACAACTGCAGTAGATCTTGATTCTCAAACCTTAACTTTTACAGGACAAGATGGTTTACAACTATCAGCTTCAGCACAAACTATTACAGCAACTATTGCTGATGGTGGTATTGCAAATGCAAAACTTACAAATGATAGTATTACAATAGGCGATACTTCTGTAGCATTAGGTGAGACAATAACAGCATTTAGTGGTTCATTTGAAGGAGATGGCTCAGGTTTAACTGGAACAGGTGGAAGTATCATTTCTGGTGATGCGGCTGATAATCAAGTTGCGGTATTTAATTCAAGTAATACCATTGATGGTTATGCACAATTTACTTTTGATGATGCTACTAACTTATTAACTGTAACAGGTGATCAACTTATTACGGGTGATTTAACAGTACAGGGTACAGCATCTTTCCAAAACACCACAGAATTACAAGTAGCTGATAGATTTATTCTAATGGCTTCTGGTTCAAATTCTACTGGAGATGGTGGTATTGTAGTACAACAAAATACTCAAAATGTTGGTGAATTATTTGGATTCGACTCAGGAACTACTCGTTGGGGATTAGATAGTGCATTTAATGCAAGTGCCACAGCATTTACCCCAGAAGCCTTTATGGCAGCGGTAGTAGAAGGAGCTGGAACAGACCCAGATGCGGCACCTGCAAGATATGATAAAAAAGGAAATATCTTCGTAGGAACAGATGAAGGTATTTGGATTTATTCATAAGAATTATTATATTTAGTGTAAAATGGTTTTATGAGTTTCAAAGCAGGAAATGTTCAATTAGGGAAACCCCAAGAAAAACAATCTAGGGTTTCCCCTAATATACATTTAGATAAAAAAGAGTTGGAAACTATGTTATTAGCTCTTAAAAACTCTACATTTCAAGGATCACAAGTTGAATTGCTTTATAACTTGGTTCTTAAATTACAAAACTGTTTATTAGATCGAAATAAATAGTTTCTTTCTAATATTTATAACTACATTACGGCCCTTCGGGGAAGTGGGCTAGACATACTCTAGTAACCAACCTAATAAAGTAGATATGCCAAATTGGAAAAAAGTCATTGTTAGCGGATCAGATGCCGCTCTAAACTCATTAAATGTAACATCCGCACTTACTGCAAGCGGATTAATTTACCCAACTACAGATGGAGACAATGGAGATTTCCTTACCACAGATGGTATAGGAAATTTAAGTTTTGGTAGGCCTAATGTATATGCAAATGTTAAAAACATTTCTGGTGTTCAATTACTAAAAGGAACCCCAGTTCATGCAACAGGAACAGCAGGAAATGCTTCTGAAGTTATAGCAGCATCAGCTTCTGTTGCTTCTACAATGCCCGCTACTTTTATATTAAATGAAACTTTAGCAGATGATGCTGAAGGTTTAGCTATATTAACAGGATATATTAATGGTGTTAATACTTCTGCTTTTGGAGAAGGTGACGTAGTATATGTAGGACCTACAGGTAGTTTTACAAATATAAAACCTCAAGGTTCAGATAATCTAATCCAAAACCTAGGTATTATAACTAAAGTAAATGCTTCCAACGGTTCGGGATATGTTTATGGTTCAGGTAGATCAAATGATGTGCCAAACTTACCAGAAGGTAAAGTATGGGTAGGTTCGGACACATACACAGTAACGTCTTCTATCTTAACCCTAGATGAAGATAATTCCCACGCTCAAATCACAGGTTCTTTATCCGTATCATCAGTAGTTAATGCTGGAACAGATACAGATAAGTTTTTAGTTTTAGATTCTTTAAATAACGTAGATTTTAGAACGGGTGCCGAAGTAAGATCAGATATTGGAGCGGGTACAGGAAATGGTACTGTAACTGGCACAGGTGCAAATAATCAAGTAACTACTTGGAACGGTACTACAAGTTTAGATGGGTCATCTAATTTTACATATGATGGTACTACTTTAAATTTATCATATACAGGTACAGGCGATCTGTTAAGATTAACTTCTACAGATGCAGGAGCTGCTTCTGCACCAGATTTGACTTTCTGTAGAGATTCAGCATCACCTGCTGATGATGATACTTTAGGTACAATACAGTTTTACGGTGAAGTTTCAGGTACATCTGTATGTAAAAATTATGCTTCAATTTACGGTAGAATAGCATGTGCTACTAATGGTCAAACTAAAGGTAATCTTTCATTCAAAGCCGAATGTAATAACGTATTTGTAGACACTGCAAACTTTTCTCCAAATGGTCTATATGTTATACCTCCGGACGATTTTGCCATTACATCCCCAGGTATAGGCTTAACAGTAACTGGTGGTGTATCAGGCAGTACAACTCTACAAATAGGTTCAGGACATACTAACTCAGGTACTTTATCTTCTATAGGAGGTGGTACCCTCAACACTATTGGTACCTCAACCTGTTCAGTAATAGCAGGTGGTAATAGTAATTGTATTGGTG